ATGAGAAAGAAAATATCTTGTCAAACAGAAAATCTTATAACATTTAAAGAAGGTGTAGAAGAATATTTAATTGATTGTAAAAGAAGAAATTTAAGGAAAGATACTTTAAGGCATTACAGAGAGAGTTATAAATCTATTACAAGAATTATAGATGAAAATATTTATATAAAAGATTTAAATATTAATAGTGTAGGTGAGTTTGTTGTTAAGTGTAAAGAAAAATTTAATATTAATGACCAAACATTACATACTTACACAAGAGATTTAAAGACTTGGATGTACTACTGGATGAGACAAGAATATATTCCAAATTTTAAAATAAAATTGCCTAAAGTAGATAAGAAAAATATTGAACCATATACAGATGAAGAATTAAAAAAGTTACTAAAAAAACCAGATCTTAAAACTTGTAGATTTGGTGAATATAGAAATTGGGTTTTAGTAAATTTTATTTTATCGACGGGTCTAAGATTAAATAGTTTTGTAAATATAAAAGTAAAAGATATTGATTTCGACAATGAAGTTGTATTTGTAAATATGACTAAGAATAGAAAACCTTTGATAATACCACTTAACAATATAATTATCAAAATTTTAAGAGAGTATTTAAGAATAAGAAAACCAGATAAAGAAGATGATTATTTATTCTGCAATGATTATGGAATACAACTTTCTAAATGTACTATTAATGCAAGTTTATCTAGCTACAATAAAAAGCGTGGAATAAATAAAACTGGAATACATCGTTATAGACATACATTTGCAAAGAAATGGATTATGAATGGTGGTAATGTTGTTACACTACAAAAGATATTAGGTCACAGTAACTTACAAATTACTGAGAATTATATAAATTTATTAGTACAAGATTTAAAAATTGAAATGGATAAATATAATCCACTTGAACAATTTACAAGTAGTTACATTAATTTAAGATAAAAAAATAGTAGGCACTCACAATACCTACTACTTAAAACTTAATACAGTTTTATAAAACTTTGCATATCCTCACACAAAAGGATATATCAATACACTAATGTTATTATCTCAAAAAAAGCGAGGATTTGCAAGGCTTTATTTCCTATACCCTAAATTAAGTATAGGTTGAGTTGTTAGGCACTATGCAACTTCTATAAATAAGATAGTAGGTTAGTTAAGCCGATGTATAAAATTAACAGTATATTATACTAGCTATATGTTACCCTTATTTGTATAGCTGGAACAATGGTTATAATATACGCTTAGGTGTGTGTCTACCAATATCCATAAACAAAAGGCACGGTGGTAGTTTGGCACTCTAAAGAGTGGGGAAACTGTATCAGATGTTATAGGACAAGCTTTATAACGCTAGATGATACTTAACTAATAAGGGCAACTGAAACGACAGCGAAAAAGAGGATTTATAAGTTGAGAGTTCCTTATGCACTTCATAATTTTTTTATGTTGTGTATAGGGAATAACTCTGCCTTCACTCAAGCTCCCCTAAGGATTTATAAGCCTTTGGCACTTAAAAGTCAAGTGTAAAATCAAACGCTAAATAAGAGCTTAATTTCAAGTGAGTTGATAAATTATTCAAGAACACTCTCAGATTTAAAATATAGCTCAAAATCTTACCATAGAATGAGGGTTAGAGGGGTGTGAGAAAGTATAGAAGTTTAAAAATATAATTTAGTAATGGAAATTTAAATTTTATAATAAGTTTAATTTTTAAATATGTAACGGTTAGCTAAATCACCCTAAACCATTGGCATCACTAGGTTTTAAGCTACCCACACCTCAATTAACTATAGGAAGGATAATAGTAGTATTAATGATGTGAGATTATGGCTTAACCTTTAAAAATGTATCAAAATAACCCGAAAAATGCACACATATTTTTTAATACCCCTTTTAAACCTAGTAATATCAAGGGTTTTCAAGGATGAAGATTGGGTGATATAGGTAGAGTAAATAAATTTACCCCTCTTTTTTAAAAAACAAAAAATACAATACCCTTCAAACTTAGTTATATCAACGCTTGTAGCGATTCGTTGAAAATCCCAAGAACCAAGTATTATGGTAGAAGTAAATAAAAATTCGTCAAAATAATTTTATTTTAAAATTATAATACCATCTAAACCTAGTAACACCAACGGTTGTAGCGATTTATCTAAGAACCTTATGAATGGGGCATTATGGTAGAGTAAATAAAAGAAAAGTGGTGATTTTTTTAAAATTCAAAATTTTCAACATCTCTCAAACCTATTAATACCAACGGTTATAGCGATTTCGTGATTTTTGACAGAACCAAGCATTATGGTAGAGTAAATTTTGATTATTATTTTTTATTTTACTTAACTATTTACTTAACAAAAATACAATTACAAATTATAGAAAGGATATTTTGCAAATGAAAGATGAAAGAGCTGAGTTAAGAAGATTAAGAAAAATAAACTTTTTGACAATTCAAGATGTTGCAAATTATATAGGTATTTCTAAAAGTGCAATAAGTCAATATGAATCTTACAAAATTAGATTAAAAGAAGAACATTTGCAGAAATATCGTGAATTTGTAACTAAATAAGCTAATAGAAGTCTAGGATTAATTTTCTAGGCTTTTTATTATATATAGTCATTTTATTTATTGTGTACATTATTGGTAAGTTTGGCAACGTTTGTAGGAGTTCAAATCTCCCGTTCCTCAAAAGTAAAGTTGTATAACGTTGTATTTTATTATTATTTAATACTTAATTAATCTTTTAGAGTAGATTAATTTCTACTCTTTTTATTTTAGGAAAAATTTAACATTTAAATAAAAAATAATAGGGTTAATTTATATAAACTTATAAAGGGTATATAGATTAAAACTAAAGAAAGGAAGAAAAACAATGTTAGAAGAATTAAATTTATCAGAAGAACAAATGGAAATAGTAAGTAAATACTTACAATCTGAACAAGATAAAATCAGAGGTAAATACTCAAAACAAATAAAAGAGCTTGAGAGTAAATTACCACCAACAAAATCAGAAGAAGAATTAGCTTTTGAAAAAAGAGTAGCTGAACTTGAAACTAGAGAAAAAGAATTAGCTAAAAAAGAAAGATTAACTACTGCAAAAGGTATTTTATCAAGTAAGGGTTTAGATACACAACTTACAGATTATTTAAATTTTGAAGGTGTGGAAGATTTAGAAACTTATGTAGATAATATTGCAAAAGTGGTAGGAAAACAAGTTAAAGGCTATGTTCCGAAGGGACACGAAAAAGCTGATGGAAATATAACTAAAGAACAATTTTCAAAGATGTCATATATAGAAAGATGTAATTTATATGACACTAATCCAAAATTATACGAGATATTAAGTAAGTAATTTAGCTTACTTTTTATTATATACATATTAATTTTTTGAAAAAGAAAGGATGATTTTTTATGGCATTAATTAAACCAGAAATTTATAGTCAAATAGTAACAGAAAAATTTAAAGGAAAGGCAATTTTATCTAATTTCGCTATGGATTTAGGGGAACTTTCAGGAAAAGTTGGTGATACAGTATCATTTCCTGTATTCAATCAAATAGGATCAGCTAAAGTTTTAAATAAAGGTGATGGAATAGATGAGGAAGAATTAACTCAAAAAGAAACTAAAGCTACAATTAAACAAATGGCTGCACCAGGAGTTTTAATTTATGATGTAGATGATTTAACTGCATTAGGAAACTTTGTAGAAAATGGAGCTATGCAACAAGGTACAGTTTTAGCTAGAGGACTTGATTCAGATTTATTCAAAGAAGCTTTAACTTCTAAATTAAAGGTTAAAACTACTAATAAGAATGTATTACTTGCAGATGACCTAAATAGGGGATTCGCTATGTTTGGAGATGAACAAAACGTTGAAGATATGGCTTGTATAATCTGTCATTCTATAGTAGCTAGTTCATTATATAATATGCCTGAATTCGTTAAAGCTGATTATACATTCAATGAAAAAGGTAACGGTATCGTTTCTCACAACTGTATAGGACACTTTAGAGGTGTACCAGTATTCATGTCAGATAAAGATACAATGGTTGACGGTGAATGTGTAACTATCATAGTTAAGAAAAACGCATTAGCTAAAATGAAGAAAAGAGGTATAAATATAGAAGATGAAAGACAAGCTAAATATAAGAGAACAGCTTTATACGCAGACTATATTTATGCAGTAAAATTAGTAAATACTGAAGGTGTAGTTGTATTAAGAAACACTATAGCTTAGTAAATTAGGAGAGGGGAAAATTTCTCTCTCCTTTTATTTTTAATGCAAAAGGTAATAGTGAAAGGAAGATGAAAAATGAGAAAATCAGAAAGATTAAAATATTTAAGAATAATATATAACCTTAGTCAAAAGGATATTGCACAAGAATTGGGAATTACAAGAAACTATTTATCTCAATTAGAAAATGAAAAATTAGTTATGAGTGATGAAAAATTTGGTGAAATAGTTGATTGTATATATAGAATAGGTGAAGAAAAAAGAAAAGAAGATATAAAACAAATAATTGATGAGAACTAATAAAAAAATAGCGTAGAAAGGAAGTGAAAATGTATGTTTAATTTATAGATATTCTCTTTTTATTTCAGATAAAGAGAGAAGATATATAGAGGATAAAATTTAAGAAAGAAAGTGATATAAAATGATTATTAATAATTTGGAGAATATTATAAATAGATATACAACTGTATATGATAAAAAATTTAAAAGAACAATTTCCAAGTTGGACAAAAGATATAGAAAAGAATCCATTAATTTTGAGTGATGATATAGATAGTTTAATGAGCTATATATTTTTACGAGATCGTTTCAACTGTAAGGTTAGATATTATTATGATGTTAATGCAGAGAATTGGACACATAAATTATATAAACAAAAAGGTTATGATTATGGATTTGATACTAAAAAAGCTATATGCGTTGATTTAGCTTTAGAAGGATATAGATGTTGGGACAATCATGTAATCAAGGTTAGAGATACAGATAATACAAATAAATTAAGTGCAAATCTTAATGTGATAGATAATATTTATCTTGATAATTACACCGATAAATGGTGTGTCAGTACATACATAACAATTTTAAGCTATTATAATATAGATATTTCTAAATGGAATAGAGAACAATTAGCTATATTATGTTCAATAGATGGAGTATATAAGCCATTTATAGGTACAAAACGATTTAAACCTATTGCAGTGAAACATTTAAAAGACTTAGGCTATGAATTTTTAATAGAATTTATAGAAAATAATATAGAATACATAGAACAAATAAAGAAAGAACTTAATTTAGATGGAAAAATCAAAGTTAAAGATGGTAAATTAACTACAGATATTAAATTGGACAAGTTATCTGATATATTTAATACGGATATTAGCTTACCAAATTATACATTTCAGATTAGAAGTACATTAACAAAAAGGCGTACAGATGTAAAATCTAAAGAAAATGTTAAAAAATATTTGATAGAAGATAAAAAGCTGAGAAACTTTGTATTAGTTAGTACAAGTAAAATAATTTATAGCTATTAGAAAGGAGCGCAAACATATGTTGAAAGAATTTGAACAATTATTAAAAGAGCTTAAAGAAGATAATAAAAAAACAATAGAAAATTTAGAAGGTTTAAGAAAAGATACAACAGAATTAAAAGATAAAGCTAGAGAAATAGAAGAATTATTACAAAAATAAAAAAATTGAAAGTGAGGAATTTTAAATGTATATAGTAAAAACTTTAAGACAACTTAATTGGTTGTGTAATCATGGATTTGAATGTAAGAAGGTAGAAAAAAGTTTAAAAGATTCTGAAAGAGTAGTATTTGCATTTGAGAAAACAGATGAATTAATGAAATGTATGAGAGAATATTTTAGACAAGCTGAAAATAGATAATTTACAAAAGGGTATGAACTATATTCATATCCTTATTTACACATAGAAGAAAAGGAGCGTAAAAAAGAATGAATAGAAAAACAATATCAGATTTAATAACAATAGATGAGGTTAAAAATTGGAAAGAAGGAGAAGTAATAACTATATCAGCTCAAATGGGGTATGGTAAGAGTTATTTTATCAAAAATAGATTATATGAAATAGCTAAAGAAAACAATCAAAAAATAATATTATTAGTACATAGAACAAGATGTAAACAACAATTTATACAAGAACTAGAAGAAAATAAAAAATTAGATGTAATTGATGTAGTTACATATCAAACATTAGAAAATAGAAAAGATTTTGATATAAGTAAATATGATTACATAGTTTGTGATGAATTTCATTATTTTACATCAGATTCTAATTTCAATTACAAAACAGATATATCTTTAGAGAAAATATTAAGACAAACTAATAAAATTAAAATTTTCATGAGTGCAACTGGTGATTTAATGCAAAAATATTTTAAACATATAGAATTGGAAACTAAAAATTATGAAATTAAAGGCAATTTTGAATGGATCAATGAACTAAATTTCTTTAATAAAGATGAAACTATAGAAGGAATTATTGAAGATATAATTGATAATGATGAAAAAGCTATAGTATTTATTGAAAGTGTTGAAAAAGCTTATAAATTATATAAGAAATACAAGAAATATAGTCTATTCTGTTGTAGTAAAAGTAATAAAAAATATAGATTTGTAGATGAAGATGATATAGAAGATATGTTAAAAAACGAAAAGTTTGAAGATAATTTATTAATAACAACAACTTGCCTAGATGCAGGAATAAATCTTAGAGATGATGAAATTAAAACAATTATATGTGATGTATCAGACATTGGAGTTTTATTGCAATGTTTAGGAAGAAAGAGAAGGAAAGAAAATGAAAAAGTTGATGTATATATACATAACATAAATAATAATACGCTAGGCGGATATGAAACTAAAGTGAAATTAGGAATGAAAATGATAAAAGATTTTAATACAATAACTATAGATGAATTTACTGAAAAATATTCTAAATCTATAAATGATTTTTATAATACATTATTTTATGATGAAGGCTCAACTAAAAAATTAAATGAATTAATGGCTTTTAAATTAATGGAACAACTTTTACTAATAAAAACAATAAAAGGCAATGAAGATAAAAAAGGTAGTGGATATAAAAATTATTTAGCTAGAAATATATTTGACTTAGAGTATAAAACATTAGAAATTACATATGAACATGAAGAATTAGAAGAATATTTAGACAAAATAGTTGGTAAAAAACTATTTAAAGAAGAACAAAAGGAATTAATAGATAAAATAAATGTTAGAGTAAATGGAAGACAACAAAAAACTTATAAAAAATTAAATGAAGGATTAAATATGTTAAGTTTATCTTATATAATATTACCTAAAAAAAGTAATAATATGAGATATTGGACAATAGAAAAAATATATAAATAAATTTTAGGGACAATTTTGGTGTAATCCTTTTTAAAAAGGCTAACATCAATTTTGTCCCTTATATTTCTAAATAAGTAAAAAATATATAATTATGAACAACGTAAGTTGTGAAGAAAACAAAACACTTAGCGTAGCGTTACGTAGTAAAGTGTGCGTTAGTAAGCGTAGCGTAAAGGCTTAACAGCGTATTTTCCTTACGGAACGTTTCACTAAATACTTGTTATCTTTCACAACTAACGTTGTTCAAGATTTATTGATTTTTAAATTTTATAGATATAACAAGGGTATCGGGAGGTACGGTTAAGTATAATTTTGGGTACGGTTGTTATATCTTTTTTTATTGTAGTAAATTTCTAATAGGAAATTACAAAGGGAGTCGTGAAACACAACCCTTGCATATTAAATATAAGGCTCATAGAACACTTTATTTTAGCTTAGACTTATAATTTATCAACTACAATAAAATAATGAAAAATAGAGCCGTTTAGCTACCAAGTAATGCGTATTGTAGCTATGTTAAGAAAGGAGAAATATTAGAATGGCAGATAAACCAAAAAATTTAAATAAAGAAATTGAAGATATATTAGATAATAAAAAGCTTAGACACTTTGTTCGATGGTATTGTGATGGAGCTGATCCTAAAAAATATAAAAATATACAGAGTTATTGTAATAATGTAGATATGAATTTTGCATTGGACACTTATTTAGAGAGAGAAGATGTAAAGAAAGCTATTTCAATAACTGTTAAAAGTCAAGCTGAGTTAAACTTAGTTAAAGTCTATAATGCCATGTTAAAAAAGGCACTTGAGGGTGATGTTAATAGTGCCAATTGGTTAGTGAAATTTTCAGACAGTAAATTCTTTAAAGGTAAGAAGAGTGTTATTGATGAATTAGTAGGGAGGTTTGATATGAGTGAGTAATTTAACTACTACAGAAGAAAAATTCTTAAAAGTTTGGAATAATCCTTACTTATTTGTTAAAAACCTTATGCAGATAAATGATAAAATTGGTAAAAAAGTACCTTTTAAATGGAATAAAATGCAGAAAGATTTTGTAGAGAATATGGATAACTATAATATTATCCTAAAGGCTAGACAAGGGGGCATGAGTGTTTGTATTTGTTCTGTAGCTATTTATTATGCAATTACTGAGCCTGAGTGTGTATGTATGTTATTAAGCCATAATGATGAGAGTACAAGAGCTATATTCAATAAATTAAAGGCTATATATAACAGTATTCCAGAGCCTATAAAACTACCTTTGATAAGAAATAATAGGGCAGAATTACAATTAGCTAATGGTTCAATAATATCATGTAGTACACTAGGTAGAACTGATAAAGGGAGAGGAAATACTGCAAAATTAATTCATTTATCAGAGTTCGCCTTTGTAGATTCTGAAATAGCTACTAAACAATTATTATCACTTGAACAAACTCTAAGACCTGACGGAAACTTAATCATAGAAACTACTGCAAATGGACTTAATTTCTTTCATAATCACTATCAAAAATCAAAGAAGGGTGAAAATGCCTATAAATCATTCTTTTATAATTACATAGATACGAGTTGTATGTTTACAGAACAATATAAACAGTATAAGAAGATATTCAAGAATAGAAATGGTCATGACTTTGGAATGGACGATTTAACAGAGGAAGAATTACAATTATTAAATGACTATAAAGATAAGGGAATGAATTTAGATATACTTTGTTGGAGAAGGTTAAAAATAGCTAACTCTAGCGAAGATAAATTTAATCAAGAATTCCCATTAACTGATGAAATGGCGTTTATAACATCAGGAGCTAGTATATTTGATAATAAGAGAATTACAGATGTTTTAAGAGCCTTACAATTAAAGAAAAATAAATACATAGCTAAGAAAGATATAGATGATTTACCTTCAGAACTTAGTAAGTTTTATGGTAAGTCTTTTTTTATGTACCAAAAGCAACAAGCTGGAAAGAAATATTATATTGGTGTAGATACATCAGAAGGTGTGGCGAAAGATAGTTCTACTTGCGTTGTATTGGATAAGGAAGGGCAAGAAATAGCTATGTTTAAGAATAATAAAATAAAACCTTATGAGTTCGCAGAGTTTGTAAATGAGCTAGGATTATACTTTAATAAGGCTTATTTAGTAGTAGAAAAGGCATCAGGTGGACACTCAGTAATTGAAAGATTAAGATACAACTTTAAGTATATGAATATGAGTAAATACAAGACATACGATCAATTTAATAGGACTGTAATACAAGTTGGTTTTGATACTAACGCCAAGACCAAAGGTATTATTATCAATGATTTAAGAGAAATGTTCGATAGAGGGGCGTTACTTATTAATTCAGAAGAAATACTGGAAGAGATGAAAGTCTTTGAAATAAAAGATAATGGAAGTATGGGAGCTATGTCAGGCTATCATGATGACCTTGTTATGGCAACTGCATTAGCCTTATCTGGTGTCAAAGAAGGTAAATGGTATAAATGGTAGGTTAACAGAGTGACATTAAATACCTTAGTTAACGGGCAGTGGATATTTCCCGTTGATTTTTAACGGGGGATGGAATTCGCTCGTTAAAATGGATTAGTCAAAATAGGAAGGCAGAGAAAAATGCCGTCAACGACTGTACTAGAATTTTAGTAAGTTGATTTATAAATTTCAGATGTCAAAACTACCAAAACGGTACTTTAGAAAGGAGATAACATATGTTTAATATTTTTAATAGAAAGAAGGAATGCAAAATGGAAAAAATAGATTTATACGTACAAAATGTTTATAGAAATAATCCAACATGGTTTACTGAGGAAGTAGAAAAGCCTAGTAATTCAACAAGAATAGCGAGGGTATGGGGTTTAAAGGAATATTTAAGTGGTAGACACAAAGTATTAGGTAGACAAGATATAAAGTATCAGGAGAAAGAATATAAGGTTAAAAAGCTAATATTAAATAATGCAAAGAGTATATTAAACTTTCATGCAACATATTTAACTGGTAAGCCTATATCACTTACTGGTGAAGAAAATGTAGTAAGAGAGATCGAGAGTGTATATAAGTTCGGTGGATTTAATGAAACTGACTTTAAATTAACATCTAACGTATGTAAATATGGTGATGGATTTGAGTACATATATAGAGATAATGGAATAATTAAGAGTAAGATTATTAGTTCTGAGGACAGCTATCCAGTATTTAATGATGGTGGAGATTATATTGCATTTATAGAACATTGGACTAATACAGACAGTATTTCATATTGGAATGTTTACTATGAGGATAGAGTAGAAGAATGGACTAATGAAGGTTCTGAAATACATAAGATAGATGAATATGTAAATGAAAGTGGATTACCAGTACATTATTATTTCTCTAGTGATGAGGATAGTAGATATGGTGAGAGCTTATTAAATGATATAGTACCTATATTAGATGAGTTAGAGGACTTATTATCTAAGATGGGAGATAGTATATATACATTAAGCTTAAATCCTTTATTAATGACAACTGGACAAGCTATAGAAGGTACTGTAAATAAAGACGGTGTAGGTTATAATGTAGCCTTAGAAGTAGGTTCTAATATGAGATACGTATCAGCTAATATGGACTACAGTACAATTAAACTATATTTAGATACATTACAAAATAACTTAAATATGTGTGCATATATACCTAGTATATTAGGTGGTAATGGGAATATAGCTAATGTATCAGAAGTATCACTAAAGCTTTTATATCAATTAGCTGATGTATATGCCATGATAACAGAGAAAGCTATGATGAAAGGTTATAGAGATAGATTTAGAATAATTAAGAAGATGTTAGACATAGAGCCTAGTGAGTATATTGGTGTTACATTCAACTATGCAAGACCACAGAATGCAAGTGAACTACTAGAGAATATCAAGAAACAATTCGATATGGGAGCTATATCTAAGAGAAGTATAATAGAAAAATCTCCGATTACAGTTGATGTGGATATGGAGCTAGATAGGATAGAAAAAGAAGGGACTAAAATTGAAGATAAGGTAGAGTAACTGGGTTTGTTAAAGAAACTTAGTGGGTGGTAAATGGTATTAGGTACTACTTATAAATAGTGGAATATATAGGGGTTATGTGTTTGTAGCTACACTATATATAGTGTGTAAGTTATGGGGTGTGAATAGTTGGGTAATAATGATTGATGTTTGATGGTATTAATTAGCTAAAAAAACACGCATTAACTTATGCACGAATTTTCATTTTGGGGCAAAAAAGCCTTATATGGTGAAAATACTATAAATATATTAATTATGTATTAAAAAATAAAGTAAAAATAAGCTGAAAAAGGGTGAGATATAATATCCTATCGTAAAGCTATAATTCGTATTAGGTATTTATAATATGGTTTTGTAATTGAGAATAGAGTATCATTTTTGATGAATATATACCATTTTTAGGTTTTATATTAGGTTTTTAAAAATAGAAAATGGATAAAAGTTAGTGATACCAACGGTTTGAAAGTTTTTTACATTTCTTGGCAAGTTCGCCAAACCTAGATTTAGCGAAGTTGTTGAGTAATTATATATTATATAATTTATTTTTTATGTATTATTTTTATAAAACGCCTTGAAATATTCGTGTTACCCCTTTGGAAGAATGTGGAAACCAACTAATCATTTAACCACCCACAGATAAAATTCACTTTTGGATAATTAATCAATGAGTTAGAAGGTACTAATTGTACTAACTGATGTGACTTCCCAAAATGGGATTTTAATTAGGACATTATGTCCGTTTTTTAATTCGGTTTTGCCTTTCGCAAACTTGCGAATAACATAAACTTTACATATTAGCCATGATTTGTTAATATTTCTTTTATAAAGAGGGGGATATAATTTATGAGTTACAAAATAAGCTTAAAGAATATAAAATCTTATAGAAAACTAAAAGGATATAGTCAATTAAGATTAGCTGAGGAAATAGGGACAAGTGTTTCTACTATATCAAGATTAGAAAATGATAGAGAGAAAGCTCCAAGACTTGATGTGATAGAACAAATAGGAAATGTATTAAAAGTAAGCCCATTTGATTTGATGGAATTATATGAAAAATAAAAGGAGAGTGTTATAAATGGATTTAAATAAATTAAAAATAAATAATATAAAAGAATTAGAAATTAAAGAATGTGAAGTTGAAATAGATAAAATAGTAAGAGAATTACTAGAAATTGAAAATAGATTTGAAAATGCAAAAGATAAGGCTATTGAAAGAGAACATAAAAAGATTGAAGAGTTTTTAACTAAGGAATTAAGTTTTGTAAAGGATAATAAGGCTAATTTTACTGATTATAGATTAGAGAATGATGAAGTTGGAAAAGTTAAAATAGTAATATCAGATAATTGGATTATTATACAAGGAAAAGAATTTAATTACTGTTTAGATACAGAATATGATTTATGCAGCTTAGATTGGAAAATTGAAGATGACTTTGGAGAAGGAGATATAAAACATAAAAATAAATCAATAAAAAGTAAAGAACAATGGAATAAGGAATTAATAGAATTAAGAAAAACACAAAGAGCTTATGAAGATACTATGGGACAATTAATGATTTGGAAAGATGATATTTTTACTATTGAAGTAGAAAATAAAAAAGTTAAATCTTTAGTAGATTTTATAAAAGAAAAATTACAACAACTATAGTTATTAAGGGTGTCTTGAAACACGACATCCTTTTACTATGTTCTTATTTACTAGCTACTTACCACTTATAATTATTACAAACTTTACATAATATACATAATTTGTTAATATAGTATTATAGAAAATTATGGGAGGTAGATTAAAATGAGTTTTCCTATAAAAGGGAATAATATGAGTTCAGTAATGCAAAGAAAATATTTAAATGACCGTAAAAAAGCCTTGGATGAAAGAGATAAGGAAATAGATACAAGAAAGAATAAGAAAAATAGTTCTGAATTTATTGAATTTTACCAATATGAAAATCGTAGATTTAAAATTATAAAAGAAGATGGAATTTATCAAGCGATTTCATATCAAATGGTGATTGGTGATGAAGATTTAGAAGTATTAAAAGATAAAAAAATTCCAGAGTATGTAGAAAATGAAATTAAAAATAAAAGGGGCATTGATTAATGAAATTAATAATTAAATGTGATTGTGGAAATGAAGTAGAGTTAACAAATAAAAATGGTACATATGTATTTATGAGAGAAATAACTAATGTTGAAAATCAAGATGGATTTATTTTAGGTGATGCAGAAATAGAAATTATTAATGATATGGATGAAATTAAAGTTATGGATGATATAGATGAGATAAGTACAAAATTAAATGAAATATATATAAGATGTAAAAATTGTAATGAAATTATCTATTTAGATGGATGGAATAATAGTTTATAAAACATTAAAGGTATCATAAAATATGATGCCTTTTTATTATAAAAGGAGAGTGTGAATAATGAATGATGAAAAAAGAAAACAAGAATTACAAGAAGAAATAGATTTAATTAATAATAAAATAGATGAATTACAAGAAAGAAGAGCTGAATTAAGTAATGAATTAGCTAAATTAAATAATGAAGAAGTAATTACGGCAAAAGATATATTCTTTTTTAAATCACAAAAATTTAATAAATAACTCAATACTACAAGGGTATCCAGTTTGGGTACTCTTTTTTATTATGAAAGGAGATATATTATGACAAACTTAGAAAGATTAAAATTAGAACTTAGTAACAAGAAATATTATAAAGATAGTGAATACTCAGTATTTTTAGAGGAAAACAATTTAAAGGCTACTGATAACTATGTTAAAGCTGACAATGAGATTAACTTATTAAAAACAGTAGTATCAGTATTAGAAACTTTAGCTAATGATACTGACATTATGAGAAAGATAGATAATAAAGATATTATGAGTATAGATCAAGCTTATAAGTTCTTAGAAAAGAGAATTTATAGGGTAAATACAAAGATAATTGAGTTACAAGAAATAAAAGATGGTACTAATTTAAATATTAGACCTATATTTTTTAGTTAGGAAGTGAAATTATGGATATGTTAAGTAAAGCTATAGAAATGAATGGCACAAAGGCTATAATTACAAATACTAATGCAAGTGTAGTTATTAAGCCAATTAAAGATAGTTATAAAGACGGAGTAAACTTCAATTATTTATTTACTTATTCCCCTATCAAAAATGGAAACATAGTTAATATAGATAATGTTAATTATATTGTATTAGAGAAAGAGGAAAATTTAGTAAATACTTATAATAAGGCTACAATTACAAAGGCTCAAATAGTTATATATAAAGAACAAAAAATATTTGGATATATTAGAGCTTTAAAAGATGTGGTTGATAATAATAGATATTTCAATGTATTAGCTGATGAACTTGAATTAACTATACCTTATATGGAACTTATTTCAGTAGGAGATACCGTTTCCTATAATAAAAAGAATTTCAACGTTCAATCAATAGATGATACTAAGGAAGGATTATTAGTTCTAATTCTAAAATATAGTACAACCGTTGGTAGTGAGGGTTATAATAATCAACAAAAGCCAATAGTAGTACCAGTTGAGGAAAAACCAATAGAACCTAATCCAAATAAGGAAGAGAAACCAAGTTCAACTACTACTGAAGAACATAAAGAAGAAGAGAAACCAAAAGAAGTACCTAAAGAACATGAGAAAGTGGAAGAACCTCAGCTAAAACCAACTGAATCTGAAAAATCTAAAGAAGAGAAAGAGGATTTTAGTGGAACATTTAAAATTGATGGAGAACAAAAAATTCAAAGAGGAAAAATAAGTACATATACATTATCTCCAGCTAGAAAAACTGTTAAATGGTTTATAGATGATAAATCTAAAGCTAGTGTTGAAATAATAAGTCAAGATAATGGAAGTATAACTCTTAAAAATATAGGGGTAAAAATGAATGTAATTAAATTAGTTGCAAAATCTCCAGATGATAGAGAATTATGTAACAAGGGATTATTTCTTTATTAAGGAGGTGTTAAAATGCAAGAAATAAAAGTATTAATAGATAATTTTGGATTTCCTATAGCTTGTTGTGTAGTTATGGGAATTTTTATTTGGAATATGTATAATAAAATGAGTTTAACTTTAGATGAAGTTACTAAAACAAATTCAGAGTTGGTTTTAACTAATAGCTCATTAATTAAAAATATGGATAATAAAATAGATAAATTAGAAGAAAAAGTTGATAAAGTAGTTGATACTATTGGTAAATAA